GACGTGGCCGTAGCCTTGGGGGCTTGAAAAATGGAAACGATGAAGCAGCGCCTCGATGCCTTGGCCAAAGGGAAGTTCATGGAGACCGGCTGGCAATCTTTTTACAAAGAGGTCATGCCGGAAATCGAAGACCCATTCACTGAGAAGCTCGCCTTTATGTCTGGCATACAATGGGTTGTGGCGACATTCGAGGGGCGCCTGTCTGCTGAGCAGGTGGCCCTTCTGAAAGCCGAATGTACCGCTTATGACAAGCAGGTAAGGGAAGATTACGAAAGGAAAGCATTGATCGAGTCCCGACAAAGACCGTAGCCCCATTGCGGGCTTGAGCCCCGGGGTGTTACGAGTACGCCTCGGGCGTCAAAACTAGAGCGCAGCGAATAGATGGCGAAGGGCTTCAAAACCGGCGGGCGCCAGAAGGGCACCCCGAATCGATCAACAGTCGAGCGGCAGGTTTCCTCCCAGATGGAAATCTCCCGCGCGGCGCGGGCCGGCGTTCTCGGGAAGGAAGTGCTGGAGCGCCTCGCGAAGATCGCCGAGGGCATTGCGGCGGCCCAGCAGCCCAAACTGATCGGCCAAGACGCGAGGGGCCAGCCTGTATTCGAGGGCGGCAATTGGGCTTTGTTCGGCGAATGGTTCGACCGCACCGCCTATTGCGCCAAGGAGCTGATGAAGTATCAGAACGCCCCGATCAAGGCCGTGGACGCACCGACGCCACCGCCTGATCCACGAGAGGTTGAAGCGCGCAGCCGCAAGCGGTTCGGATTGCGCGTCTTTGACGGCGGGCGCCCGCTGCAGCCGATCGAGGCGGACGATGACGCCGAAGTGGCGTGATGCTGGCGCCGGCCGCCGAGGCTGACTTCTGGCTCGATTACGAGCGGCCTGTCCTTTACCCGAAGCAATTCGCGGCAATCTACGATCCGCACCGGTACTCGCTGATCGAGGCGAGCACCAAGGCCGGGAAGGCGCAGCCTCTCGATTCGTTGCTCTACACGGCGGCCGGGCCGATCCGGATGGGCGATGTCGAGGTGGGACAGCGCATTCTGACGCCGGATGGCGATGCGCGTGTGGTCGCTATTTATCCGCAGGAAGGCGACCGCGAGATTCTTCGCGTCACATTCTCCGACGGTTCGATTGTCGAAACCGATGCGGATCATCTATGGGAGGTGCACCAATTCAAAACCAGCCCCCAACTCGTCACGACCGAACAACTGCAGACGTGGCCGCAATGGCGCTTTCGGCGGGCGTGGGTGCCCAAGATCAAGCCCGCTGCCTTTGCGGCGCAGCAATGCCCTGTCGATCCTTATCTCCTTGGCGTCCTAATTGGTGACGGTGGGCTGACCGGAGAATCGGTCATGCTCTCGAATGCCGATGGGGATTTGCTTGAGAATGTGCGCCGACTGCTCCCCGCCGGGCACGATCTCGTCCATCGGAGCGCGCATGATTGGTGCATCAGCGCGGGCCAGAACGCGGCGACATTGCGTGAAGCCGGGACGCATTTGCGAGGGCAGATCGAGCGGCTTGGCCTCGGTGGGAAGGGATCGCACGAAAAGTTCATCCCGGATTGCTACCGATACAACTCCGTCGAAGTGAGAATCTCTGTTCTGCAAGGCGTTCTCGATACCGATGGCTTTGTGGACAAGCACGGACAGCCGGGGCTTGAGCAGACGTCGGAGCGACTCGCGCGCGATGTCGAGGAAATCGTTCAGTCGCTCGGAGGAACTGTTTTAACGAGATTCCGCGCCATCAATGGCTATCGTGCAAAGGATGGGCGTTTCGTCGTCGGGCGTCCCGTATGGCGGCAAGTCATCCGCATTCCAAATGGAGCGGAGCTGTTCAGGCTGGAGCGCAAGAAGACGCTATGTCGACCGAAGCGGAAGACTGGCAATCGGATGTTTCGGTCCATCGAATTTGTGCGACGTGCACCAACGCAGTGCATCGAACTCGACGACGAGCGGCAGCTCTATCTGACCGACGGTTTCGTCCCAACGCACAACACGTCAGGGTGCATCGCGTGGCTTGTGGAGCAGGCGCTCGCCGGTCAATCCGGCTGGAACTATTGGTGGGTCGCGCCCGTCTCCGATCAGGCGCTGATCGCATTCCGGCGGATGATGCGTGCTCTGCCGTCCGACGTTTACACCGCAAACATTTCGCTCAAAACCATCACGCTGATCAACGGCACGATCATCTGGTTCAAATCGGGTGACAAGCCGAATTGTTACGACGACGTGACCGAAATCTTGACGCGCCGAGGGTGGCGCTTGTTCCGCGATTTGGATTACTCCGACGAGGTTATGACGCGGTCGCCTACCGGTGCAGCCGAATGGCAAGCCCCGACCAAGATCATCGCGTCGACCTATGCTGGCGACATGGTGACGGTCAACAGCAAGCGGGTCGACCTCTGCGTCACGCCGAATCACCGGATGCTGATAGAGCGGCGTCAAGGGAAAACACGTCGAGGAAAGTGGGATCGTGCCAAGCCGCTCGCCGGGAAGACGAGTAGCAAGGTCGAAATGATGGTTCCGGCCGAAGCCCTGCAAAACAAGGACACGATCCCGGCATGGTGCAATTGGTGCGGGCAGGACGACGAGGCGATCACCGAGGATTACTGCGCTCTGCTCGGGTTCTACCTTGCCGAAGGTTCGGCTCTCGGCAACTCCAGCCCGCGCCCGCACGACATGGTCAAGAAGTCCGGATACCGGGTGTTCTTCGCCCAGACTCCGGGGCCGAAGGGTGGCGACAAGGGTGATGTTCGGGCCGCTTTCGAGGTAATCCTCAAGCGGCTCGGCTACCGGTATCGCGAGCGCCGCGACGGTCTCATGTTGTGGGACAAGGCATTGTGGTCCGAGCTGATCTCGCTCGGCAACAAGTACACGAAATACATTCCGCATCGCGTCAAGGACTTGCCGCCCGAGAAGCTTCGGACGCTGCTGCGCTGGATGATCCTTGGCGACGGATCGAGCCGGCGCGGCGAAAAATGGACCTACTTCACCGCCAGCCGCCGCCTTGCGGATGATGTGCAGGAAATTGCAATCAAGTGCGGGTGGAATGCAACGATCAGCATCCGACAATCAAAAGGCTACGGGCGAGAGGGCGCCGGTCCTGGCCAGCTTCTCTACATCGTGAAAATCCAAAAGGTCGCGAGGTCGCATCACCTGCGGGCGCGCGCTTCCTACGTCGCGCGGCTTCCCTATAGCGGGATGGTCTATTGCGTCAGCGTTCCGAATGGCGTCGTTCTCGTGCGCCGGAACGGTAAGCCGACATGGTGCGGCAATTCGCTCTATGGCGAAGACGTGTACGCGGCCGTGATCGACGAGGCGAGCCGCACGAAGGAAGACAGCTACATCGCGATCCGGTCGACGCTGACGTACACGCGCGGGCCTGTCCGGATTATCGGGAACGTGCGGGGTCGCAAGAATTGGTTTTACCAACTCGCCCGGCGGGCGCAGCAGGAGCAGGAGCGGGGTGTCGTCGGCGAACTTGGCTATCACAAGATCATTGCAGCGGACGCTGTCGAGGCCGGGGTTCTCGATGCGAAGGAGATCGAGGATGCGCGCACCCAAATGCCCGAGTCAGCGTGGCGCGAGCTGTACCTTGCCGAGGCGTCAGATGACGGAGGCAACCCGTTCGGGCTGACGCACATCGAGGCGTGCGTTGCGCCGCTGTCGACGAAGCCGGCCCGGTGGTGGGGATGGGATCTGGCCAAGCGGCAGGATTACACGGTCGGGATCGGGATCGATGCGGACGGGCATTGTTGCCGGTTCGAGCGGTTCAACCGCATTCCGTGGGGCGAGATCATGAATCGGATCATCGTGGCGACCGGCGGGCGGCCGGCGCTCGTTGATTCGACTGGCGTGGGCGATCCCATCGTGGAGCAGCTGCAAAAGTCCAACGGCTCGCATTTCGAGGGCTATCACTTCACCCCGTCGTCCAAGCAGAAGCTCATGGAAGGGCTCGCGGTCGCGATCCAAGGCCGCACGGTGTCATATCCGCGGGGCGTCATCGTGCAGGAACTCGAGCAATTCGAGTATGAGGCGACCCGCACCGGGGTGCGCTACTCGGCGCCAGCCGGGTATTACGACGATTGCGTGGTGGCGTTGTCACTCGCGAGCATGTGCCGCGGGCTCGTGCCTGCTGGCGTCGAAGTGTCGGCCGATCTGCTCGCCCGGGCCCGGGCGATGCCCCGGCGGCGCCGTTATTGAGGGTCACCCGAACCAGTAGCGCCACGAGTAGAGCACCAGCGGCCACCAGAACAGCGCACCGATCACGAGGACGATGCAGCCAGTGACGCCGATCGAGCGCCAGCCTGCGGGTGTGATGGTGCCGCCTGGGGTTCGTGGGTCGCTCATGCGGAGCGCCTGTCCTGGATCTTCCGGATTTGGTCGATGACGTTCACGAGCGCGGCGACCGGTGGGCCGATCACGATCTCGCGGATGTTTGCGTGTGGCTCGGCCGCAAGCGAGACAGGTCATTTGACTGCTCCATGAGTCGCGTGCTTTGATTAACACAGCAATCAAATCTGGGGTAATCAAAAAATGGCGAACGGGCACGGCGGCGCGCGGCCTGGGTCTGGCCGGAAGACATGGACCCCGGAGCAGCGGAAGGCCCTGAGCGAGAAGATGCGCGCTCGCCACGCAGCTGCGAACCCGGCGCGCGCCGCGGTCTCTGGCCCCACCGTGCCGGCGCAGCCCCGGCGAGCGGCATTCAATTACGAGGCGCTGGTCGAGCTGGTGCGCATGTCGCGCGAGCGGGCGAGCCGGGCGCGCTCCCGGCCGCGGACGGAGGACTGGAATCCGTTCCGCATGGAGACGGAGCATCGGTTCCTGTTTCCAGAACGGGCCATGCCGGCCAAGGGCCGCAACATCCGCATGGCGCAGGACGACGCGCTCACCTCCAACAATCAGTTTGCATTCAACGCCTGGATGGCCGGCGGGCTGCTCGGCAATGCCGTATCTGAGGGCCTCGTGTTCCTGGGCTATCCGGTGCTCTCTGAGTTGGCACAGCGACCCGAGTATCGGCTGTTCGGTGAAATCCAAGCCGAGGAAATGACCCGCAAATGGATCGAGTTCCGCGGCACCGACGACGAGAGCACTAAGGAGAAAGACAAGCCGAAGGACCGCAATCCCGACGACGAGCAGCGCGAGCAGCAGCGCAATCGCAACGGCGAGCAGCCGCGCTCGGACTCGCGCAACAAGGAGATCGAGACCAAGATCAAGGAGCTTCGCCAGTACATCGACGAAGACCTGAAACTTAAGTCGGTTTACAAGGAGTGCGTCATTCAGGATAGGTTCTTCGGGATCAGTCATCCGTACATCGACCTACACGGCGTCGACCTGGAGAACCAGCGCGACTCCGAAATCCGCACGTCGATCGGTGGCGGGCGCGACGGGATCAGTCGGCAGAAATTGACGAAGGGTTGCCTCCGCGGCTTCCGCGTGATCGAGCCGCTGTGGGCCTACCCGACGACGTACAACGCGCAAAACCCGTTGATGCCGACTTGGTACAATCCGCAAGTCTGGTACGTGATGGGCACCGAGATCCACGCATCGCGGCTGCTGTCCTTCATCGGCCGACCGGTGCCTGACATCCTCAAACCCGCCTATGCGTTCGGCGGGCTGTCGATGTCGCAAATGGCGCAGCCCTACGTGGACATCTGGCTCCGCACCCGCGAATCGGTGGGCGAGATCATCCACGCATTCTCGGTCATGGTGCTGATGACGGACCTGTCGACCACGACTATGCCCGGCGGGGCCGGTGGTGGGGCGGGCGACATCCTGGCGCGGCTCGCGCTGTTCAACGAGTTTCGCGACAATCAAGGTGTCTTTGCCGTCAACAAAAATACCGAGGACTTTAAGAACGTGTCGGCGCCGATCTCGGGGCTCGACGAACTTCAGGCGCAATCGCAGGAGCATCTTTTCGCGATTGGCCGCATTCCTGCGGTCAAGTTCGCCGGTATCCAACCGAAGGGGCTCAACGCGACCAGCGAAGGCGAGCTTCGGGCGTTCTACGACACGATCCACGGCTACCAGGAGCATTTCCGGCCGCAACTCACAACGATGATCGACATCGCGCAGATCAGCCTGTTTGGGGAGCGCGATCGCGACATCACCTACGACTTCCTGTCGCTGCACGAATTGACCGACAAGGAGAAGGCCGAGGTCCGCAAGATGGATGCGGAGACGGATCAAATCCGCACCGATAGCGGCATTGTGTCGCAGGAGGACGTTCGCCGGAAAGTGGTCGCCGATCCGGACTCGGGCTTCCACGGGCTCGACCCGGAGGACGTGCCAGACCTGTTGGAGGAGGAAATGCAGGGCCTGATCCCGCCGGGTGCCGGCAAGGGGCTCGAGGCCGAGTTGGAGCAGGGCAAGGAGCCGCGCGAGCGGGACGACGACGCCGAGGGCGGCGAACAGGAGCAGGACGCCCATGATGGCACCCGTTTCACGTTTGCCGAAGATGAATGGAGTGAGGAAGATCACCCGCGCGATAATACGGGACAGTTTTCTCCGCATGAAGGCAAGAGCGGTAAATTTAAGGCACACGGGTCGGGTAATCTTGAGGCTCAAGGCTTCAAGCCCAGAAAACGTGGCTCTGGATCGTCCGCCACCGAAGCAATGCAAGTGGCGTGGCATGTCGCGAAGGAGAGCGGCAAACCGCAGACTCTTACGGTCAATAACCTAGGCTGGATTTTGCTTAAGAAAGGGGAAAAAATTCCGCTTGGACATCCTCACGTCGTCGTTCACCCGAACGGTGATGTGACGCGCTATCAAGCTGATTTAGGCGACGCCGAGGACATCATCACCCCGAACTTCGATCGGAAAGGGCGCGGCGGCGCCAGCGACGCGGTGCTCCCTTTCGCCGATCCCGCATTAGCGGCCGCCGCCCGTCGTGACCGGCTGAACTATCTCGACGGTGTTGCCGAGGTCATCGAGACGGAAGACGTCGATCAGTGGAACGCCGATTACGATCCGGATCACGACTGCATCCGCGTACAGGGCAAGGTGGAGAAGAAGCCGCTCGCCGAGCGGGTGAACATCGTGCTGCACGAGGCGGGGCACCGCGGGCAATTCGTTGTCGACAAGGCCGCATTCCGCGCGTTCAAGGCGGCCGGGCTCGTCCGCAAAGACTTGTTCGAGGCCATCGCGAATCGGACGCACATCCACGACTTTGAGCGCACCGGGCGGGTGTACGACATGGCCGGGGAGATTTTCGCGGAGAGCTACTCGCGCGCGTGCCTGGGGATGCCGCTCCCGGCGCCGCTCCTTGCGTTCTGGCGTCAGCGATTCCGCCAAGGCGCGCGCGACGAGTTCGTGGAGAGCAAGCATCCGCGCGATCCGGAGGGCAAGTTCACATCAGGAGGCGGGAGTAGTGGCGGCGGAAAGTCGCCTCCTGCAGCGACTACCCCGAGCGGAGCGCCCGAGAGCGGCGCATTCAATGGCCAATGGATCAGCGATCCAGATCCAAAGAAGGCTTTCGAGATCAACGCGAAGAAGGTGCTGGGCTCGCCGGCCAAAAAGCACATCCACTATCGCCGGTATGTCCTGAAACTAGTCTCGATGGCGCAAGCCAGCGGCGACGCTGTTGCTTATGCGGCGTTGAAGGAGAAGCTCGCGTCGGCGCTGATGATGGCTGCGGAGAATCTCGTCTCGAAAGGGAAGTCGGCCGAATCGAACGAAGTCCTCAGTCAGATGGCGAAGCTTGGGCTGAAGCCGCCGGCAGGCTTGGGGGGGCCGCCTCCAGCGCCTGCGCCGACTGAGAAGCCCGCTCCCGCACCGCCGCCGCCTGCGCCGAAGCCCGCAGCAGCCCCACCGCCGCCATCTCCTGCGCCGAAGCCGTCATTCCCGCGCGATGCGAAGCATCGAACCACGATGTGCGATTGCACATCGCAGAATCTCGGGATTCCCGATGCGCAATTGCGCATCTGAGGTCTGGTGCCAACGCACCATCCCGGAGGAACACTCTGCCTTCGCCTTGTCCGAAGGCTGGCTCCGTAAGCTGCAGATTGTGCCG